AGACGTTCATGCAGCATCTCGACCTGGTGGGAGAAGCCTGGTGGTTGATTGCGCGTTCAAAGTTCGGTAACGCGGGTCCGCCGCTTGAACTATGGCCTGTCCGCCCTGACAAGATGGCCCCCGTGCCCGATCCTGAGAATTTCATCAGCGGCTACGTGTACAAGAACGGGCAGGAGGCCGCTCCGCTGAATCTGCAGGATGTAATTCTGCTCAAGCAACCGAACCCCCTTGACCTCTATCGCGGAGCGGGACCCGTTCAGTCAGTGCTCATGGAGCTTGATTCGGATAGATTCAGCGCCCAATGGAACCGCAATTTCTTCCTAAATGATGCCACTCCGGGCGGAATCGTTGAGTTGAACAGCACGCTTTCGGATGCCGAATTCGAGGAATTCAACCTGCGTTGGCGTGAACAGCATCAGGGGATCGCAAATTCCCATCGTGTGGCCCTCCTGGAGAAGGGGGCAACCTGGAAGGAAAGGCAGTTCTCCCAGAAGGACATGCAGTTTAACGCGCTCAGAGACCTGTCCCGGGACCGCATCATGGAGGCATTTGGATTTCCAAAGCCGATACTTGGAATTGTCACGGATGTCAATCGCGCCAATGCCGAGGCCGCTGAGGTAGTGTTGGCCAGATGGTTGATTAAGCCGCGTCTGGAGAGGATCAAGCAGACTCTTAACGAGAAGTTCCTGCCGCTGTATGGGACAAGTGGGCAGGGTGTGTTCTTTGATTATGACGACCCCACGCCGGATGATCGGGCCCAGGACACGCTTGACCTTACGGCCAAGTGCAACGCAGCTAAGACACTGGTTGAGGCGGGCTTCGATCCTGCCGAGGTGTGTGCTTATTTGGGATTGCCTGATCTTACAGCCGCAGAGATTGTCGCGAAGGCAGGCATCTAATGACAATGTTCGGGGACCTGCAGGTGCTGATACAGGGCGGGGCCGTGGGCATCGCGCTAGTGATGCTCCTGATTGGCTATCGGCTGGGCAAGGACGTGCTCAAGCTGGCCAGCAACCACCTAGAGCACATCGCTGAGTCGCTAGGCCAACTGAACGCGAAGATGGATCGCCTTATCTCCACCACTGAGCGGGCGAATCGTAGGACCCGAGCACAGGAAAAGAAACGTGCCGACTCCGAATAAGGGCGAGAGCCACGATGACTACATTGGCAGGTGTATGGCCTACCCCGACATGCAACGGTACAATCCCGCCCAGCGCGAGGCGATCTGTGAGAGCAAGTGGACGCACAGGCCGAGTGCCAAGAGGGAGTTTCATTCTGAGCAGGGACGTGCTACAATGGATAATGAGATGAATGAATCTTGGTATCGCATTGTCAATAGTAAGGGCCCTGACGCCGAGGTCTATATCTACGACGAGATAGGTGGCAACGGCATCATGGCTGCGGCCTTCGTCAAGGACCTCCAGTCAGTCAAGGGCCGGATAAACCTCCACATCCACAGCCCCGGCGGAAATGTATTCGAGGCCATCACCATGTTCACGGCTCTCAAACAGCGTGACGTGACCGTCTACATTGACGGGGCCGCCTTCTCCGCCGCCTCACTCGTGGCGATGGCGGGGCAGAAGATCATAATTGCCCGGCACGCTATGATGATGATCCACGAGGCCCACGGGATCGAGGTGGGCAGCGCCGCTGACATGCGTCACATGGCGGACATGCTCGACCTGATGTCAAATGACATCGCAGGTATCTATGCCGAGCGGGCCGGCGGCGAGGTGGATGTATGGCGGTCGGCGATGGCCGCTGAGACATGGTACAACGATGAGCAGGCTGTGGCAGCGGGCTTGGCCACTGAGGTGGCAAATACCCCCGCGATTGAAAACCACTTTGATTTGAGCAAGTACCGGAACCCTCCGGTCGTGCAGAAGCGAGAGCAGGAGCCGGTCGAAGCTCCGATAGACTTTGTGCGCCTGTTTGAAGAGGCCACAGAAGGAGTGCTGTAGATGAGCAAGCCAAAGGCAATCCCTACCACTTCGGAGGAGCTCGCTGAGCTTCTGTCCGATGATGCTCGTCGAACCGAGATCTTTACGGACGGCGAGAAGACCAAGGAGTTTCTGGCTAACTACGTGAAGGCCACCAATAAGGCCGGTGACGTGGCTGACCAGGTATCCGCGCAGGTCACTGAGCAGTTGACTGCCTTCCTCAAGGAGCAGGGCGTGAATCGGCCTGACCTGACACCAAAGAACGTCGTCAACATGCCAAAGGGTTACAACCGTAAGGCCATTGGCGCCGGCATCGACAACGTCTTCGCGGACCATGTCGACTACCTGCGGGCCACCTGGTTCAAAAACCCGGAGCGTGACGGCGATGAGCGGATTAAGAAGATCCGCAACTATTCCAGTGGCACCCCGAGCGATGGCGGATTCCTGGTTCCTGAGACTCTTCGCGCGCAGCTTCTAGCGGTGGCTCTGGAATCGGCGATCGTTCGCCCACGCGCCATGATCGTCCCGATGGAAAGCCTGACCGTTCCGTTCCCGACTGTGGACGCCCCCTCCAACGCGAAGGGTAGCCTGTACGGCGGAATCGCGACCGGCTGGACCAAGGAGGGTGAGGCCTTCACCCCGTCCTCGGCGACGTTCGGACGCATCCTGCTCGAGTGCAAGAAGTTGACTGCCTATGCAGAGGTTCCAAACGAGCTTCTGTCCGACAGCATCCTTTCGCTCGAGGCCTTCCTGAATGCAAAGGTCCCAGAGGCCGTCGCCTTTGAGGAGGACTGCGCGTTCCTGACTGGATCCGGTGTGGGTGAGCCGGAGGGCGTGATGCTCTCGAAGGCTCTCATTCCGGTTGCCCGGCACACTGCCGCCCACATCAAGTACATCGACATCGTAACGATGTATTCCCGGATGCTCCCAGCCTCCTTGGCCAGGGGTGTTTGGCTTGCCAGCATCGACTCCTTCCCTGACCTGGCCCAGATGGCGGTCGAGGTGGGGCTCGGTGGAAGCGCGGTGTGGATTGGCAATGGTGCAGGTGCGCCGCCGGTCAGCATCCTGGGCCGCCCAGTGATCTTCACGGAGAAGATCTCCGCTTTGGGTGGACTCGGCGACCTCTGTTTCCTTGACCTGGGATACTACCTGGTGGGTGATCGCCAGCTTATGACCCAGGCGTCCAGCCAGGACTACAGGTTCGGCAATGACATGACCGCCTACCGCTGGATCGAGCGGGTCGACGGTCGTGGTTGGCTGGCCTCCGCCATCAGTCCTCGGAACGGTGGCGCGGACCTTAGCCCGTTCGTGGCCCTGGACGTACCGTAGAACCAAGCGATTGGGGCGGGCATTAAACCCCCCGCCCTAATCTTTCATCAGCGCATTGACACCCGCTGAAAGAAGGAGAGTCAACATGAAGGGTCTAGGTAAGGACTTCAACGTAATAGCCGTGGCATCGGGCATCCAGATTGCCCTGACGGATGCGCTCGGTGTCACCTTCGTCGTCTATGAGAACGGCGGAGCAACTGCTGTCAACTTGACAACCGACAGCGGTATCCTCGAGATCATTAACGACTTCTACGCCAACGATGGAGTAGGTGGGGTCTACACACACGAGACAGACGACGCCAACGGCGCCTTGTCCGATAACGACGGGATCGTGAAGGAAGACGACGAGCCCCACGACTGCGCGGTTATCTACGTCGACGCGAAGGACCTGCCAGAAGGCGATACCTGGGTCTGCTGCACAGTCGACGGCGGCAACGTTACGGCCATCGTACATGCCCTGGTGGTTCAGCGCAAGCCAGAGAACCTGCCCGCGTTGGCAGTATAGGAGTACAAGATGACTGCTGCAGAAGTGGCCATCCTGCTCTTCGACGAGGTAAAGAAGGGCAACACCGAGATCGTGGCGGACATGAAGGTTCTGCTTGACGCTGTTGCCCTGCTGCCGGGTGCGGACCAACACGATGGCGGACTGACGATCTACGTCAAGGCCGTCAATACGCTGACACTTAGCTCATAAGGAGGGCGGATATGCCGCCACTGAACATGCACAACGTAACCTTTAAGTGGGTGGGAGATGAGGCCGTATTCTACGACGTGAACGGCGACGAGATCTTCACTATCAACGGGACAACTCGGCAGATCACCCTACCGGCGGGCTCCGGAATCGCCGGAGCTGGTGGTACCGTCGTGGTGGTTGACCCGGACGACGTGAACATCGAGGTCAGCGGCGGAGGTGAGTTGCAGATAGTGCCGGCCAGCCTCGGTACCACTGAACTGGACACGGCCGTAAACTTGCTACTTACTGCCATTTCGGACCTTCCGGCGGCTGATCCCGCCGATGGCGTGAACGTTTGGAATGACGCGGGTACGCTGAAGGTGGCGAGCAACGCCCTGGTTGCAGCCCTGGTTGCCGGCGGACTTGGTGCGAATGTCGTGGTTGACCACGGCGATGCCAGTCCCGTGACAATTCTGGCGGCTGATCCCGCCAAGGATAGGGCGTGCCTGGTCATTGCTATCTGCACACAGGACGTGGCGGGCGGCGGAAGTAAGCCTACGTTTGACTGGGGCTGGGCGGCGGATCCCGATGCCCTGCTCGACCAGCTTGTTGTAGCAAATGCTACGGTCGGCGACGTCTTCATCGGGGCTGGGGTCATGGTCTCGACCAAGGAGCTTATTTGCACCATCGTCAACGGAGCTCCTAATGGCGGACCCGCAGTTGGCGGAGCATTCACGACCATAGTGCTGGCCCTACCAACAACCTAACCTATACCTATGAGGAAGGGGTGGGTGTGTATGCCCTCTCCACACTCACCCCATCCGATCGGGAGATTCAACACATGTCTTGGAACCAACTACTCGGGATTCTTGAAGAGGCCAGGAATATCAAACGGCAGGAGCCTGAACAGCTAAGACAGGCCTGCCCCAAGGACGGTGAGCCTCTAACTACCGGCGAGGGCGGGGTTCTATATTGTCGATTCTGTGGCTATCGACACGAGGATTCGAGGGCCTAAGCCGGGATTTGTGGTATAATAGTTCTAGACAACTGAATACAGTTCGTCTGATGCCCGACGCGTAGAAAGCAACGTGGAGGAAAGCAAATGCAGTCCCCGACCTACGCCTCAGTAGAGACATTCAAACGCACTAATAACATCTCCGGAAACGACAAGGACGAGATCATCCTGCGCCTTCTGTTCGCTGCCACCGGGCAGGTTGAGGAGGAGCTCCACCGACATTTCTATCCCCTGACGCAGACGCGCTCCTACGAGTGGCCAAGTCCCACACAGAACACTGCCCTGCGGCTTTATCTTAATGCCGATCTGCTGGCTGTGAAGTCTCTGACTAGCGGAGGAGCGCCCATGACGCATTATGTGCTCCAGCCGGTGAATGAAGGGCCGCCATATAGTCGAATTGAGTCTGATCTCTCCAGCGGTGACTCCTTTGAACAGGCCGCCATTAGACAATTGTCCCTTCTGGTCGAGGGAAGATGGGGCTACTGTGAGGACAAGGCGGCTGCTGGCCTACTGGTGGGTGGAATCGATGACGCGGCTTTGACACTGGTTGTGTCAGACGCCTCTAAGGTAGGGGTGGGCGACCTGATCTTCATAGACGACGAGGCCATGCTAGTCATTGGGCGTACCTGGACGGTGAATAGTTCACAGACGACAGCGGGACTGACCGACAAGAACAACGATGTCGTGCTTGCCGTGGACAGTGGGGCGGACTTCAACATCGGCGAGGTGATTCTGGTGGATGCCGAGAAGATGCTCATCACAGGCATTGCTACTGACAATTTGATAGTTAAGCGTGTTTATGACGGCTCCGTCCTGGCGGCGCACACCGATGACACAGATATCTATAACGATCGCGTGCTCAGCATAGTACGCGGAGGCGTGGGGACCACAGCCGCCAGTCATAGTGATCAGGCTTCAATAGCACGCAATCTTCCGCCGGGATTGATCACTGATTGGTGTTTGGCAGAGGCCCTGACACGCTTCTTTAACGAGGAGTCCGGGTACGCACGCAATTTGACAAGCGCGGGCGGCGGAGTGATAGAACTATCCGGCAAGGCTCTGGCCGACGTGCGACAACAGGCCGTAGATTCTTACTGCCGCGCCAGGATGCCGAGGGCAATATGATAAAAATGGATGTTAAACTGAGCGGCCCGCTATTTTCGGGATCTCTGCCGCAGAAGGTGGGGCATCGATTGGATGATACCTCTCAGGAGCTCGCTGATAAGGGCAAGGATAGGCTGCGTGAACTGCTTCAGAAGGGCGGCGGTGGGGTATTCAAGGAAAGTACGGGTAACTATCGCGAGCACATAGCATTGGAACTGCGGGTAGATCATGAGGTCCTGCTTACCGATGGTGGTATTGTTTATGGACCGTGGCTGGAGGGGACATCGAGCAGGAATCAGAGCACTCGATTCAAGGGTTATCATGTCTTTCGACAGGTGGGAGATTGGCTAGACGAGCAGGCAAAGGTCATATTGGACAAGCACGCGGGCGTGCTCGTGAGGGACCTTGACTAATGGGAAGCCAGATTAAACTCACGCTCGTGAACCTGACCTCTGCAATGCAGACGTTGGGGATCTTTGACAAGGTGCAGGGTGTTGAGCCGAAGAGCCCGCCGGGCAATGGCATCACGGCGGCTGTTTATCTGCAATCCGTGCGGCCAGTAGGCGAGGTGAGTGGCCTGGACAGGGCGAGCTCGCTTTATGTTTTTACGTTGCGGCTTTATAGCAACATGTTGCAGGAGCCGGCAGAGGACATCGACCCTAATCTGGCTGAGTGCATAGACAAGGTATTTGATGCGTTGGTCGGCGATGTTGATCTTGGGACCACCGTCCGAAGCATTGATTTTTACGGTATGTGCGGGACGTCAGTGAGCGCCAGGGCGGGATATGTGGATGTTGGGGGGACTATGTTTCGCGCTATTGACATCCTGATTCCATTGATTGTGAACGACAGTACGGAGGCATTCTCATGAAGACGACAGGACTAACTGATCACGTATACGTCGGCGGCTATGACCTGTCGGGAGACATCGGGGCCGTCCAGGTGATCAACAAAAAGCAGGCGCTGATCGAGGACACCGGCCTGGATAAATATGCCGTCGAGCGTTTGTTGGGGCTCTGCGAGGGCGAGATCGACTTCAACGCCTGGTACCAGGGCAATGCGGCGCTGGGCCTACACGAGATTCTGAAGGCCCTACCGAATGCCGACAGACAGGCGCTCTACTTCAGGGGCCTGCTGTTGGGAAACCCGGTGGCCTGTATCACCGGAAAGCAGCTTGAGTATTCCCAGGCCAGGGCGGCCGCTGGTGGGATGTCCGGTTCAGTCAAGGTACAATCAAGCGGCGACGTGGGCCTTGAGTGGGGAGTCAGCCTTACTCCGGGCCCGGTGATCAGCACCAGCGCGGAGAAGGGGCTTGGAATTGACAACCTGGCCGGCACCGTCGATGATCTACCGGCCTACCTGCAGGTGCTGGCTTTCACTGGCACTGACGTAACGCTCAAGGTTGAGCACTCGGACGACGGTGACATCGACATTCCGGCCGACGACAACGCAGTCCTGCTCCAGTGCAGCCTGCTGAACAACCACACCTACGCGCCGAACGGGGCGGGCTATAGCCCACTCCATACGCGCAAGGTCACCTTTGACGTGGTAGACACGGGCGCTTCGATAGTTGCCGGAACGGTCACGATCACCGGCACGGACTACCTAGATGACCCGTTGATCGAGGACGTGAGCATCGCGGGTGGAGCCGGTTCCTATGAGACGACCGGGCGCTTCAAAACCGTTATTCAGGTCAAGACAAAGAACGACGTGTCAGTCCTGGACGGCGGTGGTGATGAGAAGATCACGGTCGGGGTCAAGGCCCTGGTTAGCACGTATTCCATTCTGGGAGCATTTGCCCAGACAGTCTTGGCGCGGACGGTTCAGCGGGTGGTCTTCGCGGGCCCTGTCAAGCAGTTCCTACGCGCAAGTGTGACAACGGCAGCGGGGTTCACGACCGTGACCTACGTTATCGCGGTGGCGCGAACGCGGTTGATTCCTACACCATAGAACATCTGCACAAAGCAGAGAAGGAGACATACAGATGAGCAAGATCACCGGATTGGGGATGCAGGTTGAGATCGACGACTCGGCCGGCGCGCCCCAGGACATCAGCAACGACATTAACGACATCACGGTCAACACGTCGCGGGGCTCACAGGACGTGACGGGGCTCGACAAGGAGGCCCTTGAGCGCCTGCTTCTGCTAGGTGACGCGTCGGTCACCATCAAGGGCACATTCAATGCGGCCCTCTCGCACACCGTGCTCAACGACTTCGGTGCGATCCTCGCTGGCCAGGTAGGGCGCACGGTTACCTTGACCTATCCCGGAACCGTCATCCTGGAGATGGAGATGGTGTTCGAGAACTACGACGTGGCGCGTGCGGCCAACGGCGCGTTGACCTGGACAGCCACCGGCAAGCTATCGGACGGCACAGTGCCGACCTGGTCGTAAGGAGGGTATGATGGGGGCCAACTTTAAGTTCAAGAAACGGACTGCCCGGCTGATCTTCGAGGATGGTGATTATGCCGGGGCGGAGGTGCGGGTGTCACTGGACTTCCCGATAGGGGATTTCATGACGCTCCAGCGCCTGCAGGAGGACCCAGACAGCATCGAGCAGCTTTGCCAGTTCATAGCGGGACTGCTGGTCGACTGGAACCTCGAGGACGACAAGGGCAAGGTCCCGGCGACGTATGAGGGCGTGCTGCGAGTGCCGCCGCTGTTCATACGCCGACTGTGTGAGGAGCTGGTGAAGGCCCTGACCGCGCCTTCGGTCCCTTTAGGGGAGACATCTCCCGATGGAAAATTGTCGGAGGAGCCGTAGATCCCGCCACCGGGAAGATAGTAGAGAAGCCGTGGGAGCTCGCCGAGGCGGAGTTCATTCTTAACCTTTGCGAGCGATTCCACTGTTTGCCGAGCCAATTGCTCGTTGAACCGAGCAGTGTGTTGTTGCTCATGGCGATAGAACAGATGGGTAAGGACCCAGAATAGATGCCTAACGAAGTCACAATCACGATCAAGGGCAAGGATGAGGCCTCCTCTACACTTGACAATGTCGAGAAGAAGGCAGGGGGCCTAGGTTCTGCATTGTCCGGCGTCACCAAGATAGCCGGTGGCTTCGTGTTGGCCGAGGGCATTATGAAGGCCCCCGACTTTCTCATGAGCGCTGCCCAAGCGGCGGCCGATGATGCTGCGTCGGTCGCGCAACTCCAGAAGGCCGTCGAGAATACTGGTGTTTCCTGGGACGCTTATCGGGGACAACTTGAGGGTGTCGTTGAATCAGGCATGAAAAAGGGCTTTACCGATGATGAACAGCGGCAATCTCTAGCCCTCCTGATGGCCCAGACTGGTGACGCCACCGAGGCCCAGAAACGCTTTGCCATCGCGCAGGATCTGGCCCGTGGCGCGAACATTGACCTGACGACCGCCAGCAAGCTCACCGGAAAGGTGACTGAGGAGAACGCGAACGTCTTCAAGAGGATGGGAATTAGTCTGGAGAAGGGCGCATCCGAGGCCGAGGTCTTTGCAGCCCTTCAGCAGAAATTCGGCGGACAGGCGGATACCTACGCGCAGTCCACCGCCGGGCAGATGGCGGCGGCGAAGATCCAGATGTCGGAGCTTAAGGAGAGTATCGGCTATCTGGTCCTCCCAATCATGACGAAACTGGTCGGAGTGGTAGTTAACGACCTCATTCCGGCCATTCAGAAATTGGTCGCGGAGTGGGGACCAAAACTGAAGGAGGCATTTGATGAGGCACATAGGGCGATCCAGCCGCTCATCGATGCGCTGGAGGGCCCGCTCAAGTCCGCATTGAAATATATTATGGACCACAAGGAAATGTTGGTCGGCGCGTTGGCCGCCATCGGAGCAATCATACTTGTATCCGTCGTGCCGCCGATGCTTGCCTGGGCCGCAGCCACAATCGTGGCGCTCGCCCCGTTCATTGCAATTATCGCTGCCGGCGCATTGCTCGCGTTGGGCATTAAGGAGCTCATTGATCACTGGGATCAGATCAAGGCCACAATGCAGCGGTTCTGGGAATTTGCTGAGCCGTTTGCCAAGGCGATGGCCGTGATCCTGTTGGCCCCATTCCTACCGTTGATTGCAATTATTGTGCTGGTGATCAAGAATTGGGGCGAGCTTAAGGAGGCGGCGGTAGCCATTTTCGGCGCCATTCAGGCGACCATCGACGAGAAGCTGGGGTTCATCACTGACATCGTTACCCTGGCCTTTGAGGTTATCAAGACGCTTTTCGTGACCAATCTACAGATCATCTGGGCAACCGTCAGTTTCGTATTCGAGGTGATCAAGGGAGTCATTGAGACGGCCATGAAGGTGCTATCAGACATGTTTGACGTCGGCCTGGCAATCTTGAAGGGTGATTGGGGCGGAGCCTGGGATGCGATCAAACAGATGTTTGGAGATTTCTGGTGGGGGATCTGGGGCGTGCTGGATTCTGCGTTGGCCTATCTGGGGACGTTGGGAACCCTCATCCTTAATGCGGTAGGCGATCTAGCCGGATTGCTCTATAATTTCGGCAGCGACGCCATCCAGGGATTCTGGGATGGCATGAAGGACATGGCGGGGAACGTGCTCGACTGGGCCGGCGATTTCGCGGGGGACATCGGCGGAAAGCTCAACCCGGCCAACTGGTTCGGCTCGCCGAAGGGCCTGCAGAACTGGCTTCCTTACTACTTCGAGGAGGGCATGAAAAACTTGCGGGCATCCGTGGCGGCTACTGGCAATTTGGGAATATCAGACGCAGTGCGTCCTCTTGCGATTGCTCCGGCCAGTAGAGCAATTGCGGCGGCACAGAAGACAGGACGCGGAGACGTCATCGTGAATGTTCAGACAATCAATGCCGGTTCAGAGGATGAGGCCAAGCAGGCAGCGAGCAGTGTCGGATATGGAATACAACAGGCCATGCGGGCCAGAGGGGTGGCGGCATAATGTCCGTTCGCTATCTCGAAAAATTCACCAGCGTTTCAGGCGCTGTCTCCTACACATTCCCCCTGAAGGCCTATGAGTGGGAGTCGGTGGAGTCCCTGCGTACTGCGTTCCTTGAGAGCGTCGGCATGGACTTTGCTTATGACGCGCTTCACAATGCGCCCTCCCTACGTAGTGTCGCCAACGAGACGGTACGCTTCCTGGTCGTGGGCGCTGACTCGACTGCTGTAGATACCGCAGTGGATAGTCTAAGGGGCAACCTGCTGAACATCGGACGGGGCAAGCTGTACACAATAGACGGCTCAGGCGTTCGGCGCTGGTGCTACGCGCGACTCGCGGCCATGCCTGAAGTCCGGGTGGCTGTGCCGGCTATGGTCCACGTGCCGGCTGTGGTGCAGTTCCAGCGGTTCTCGCCCTGGTTCTCCGAGGCGATAGTAGCTGGCTATGACAACATCGACGTGCCGGGCACGAACCCAATGTCCATATCGGTGACCAATCCGGGCAACGTCCCAGCGAAGTTCGTAGCGATAAGGTTCCGGTCCGATGCTGCGGGCGGGTTCACCAATCCGGTGCTGTTGAACGGGACCAATGGCTACACCTTTAGCTCGACCAGGGACGCAACGGGTACGGAGAGTGAGCTAAAGGTGGACACTGAGGACCTATCCGTCCGGTACAGTATTGACAACGGCGCGACCTACGTGGACGACTTTGCACTGTTTACGATAGGTCCTAACCAGGGCAGCTTCTTCCAGCTAGAGCCCGGCGTCAACGCTCTTACCTATACAGACGGCGGGACACCTAACCTTCATATCGACATAATTTTCTACGCACCATACGCATAGGGGACTAAGATGGCCGGACAAAACCTAAGCAACTACCTGGAGGGCAAACTCGTTGAGCATGTCCTACGGAATGTACCGTACACGGCTCCCGGAACGGTCTACCTTGGACTCTTCACGGCGAATCCTGGTGAGGCTGGGTCCCTGGTCAATGAGGTTGCGACGGCTGAGTACCACAGACAGCCGGCTGCGTTCGGCGCCCACACTGATGGGGTCTGCCTCAATACGGCCAACATACAGTACGCACCTGCGGCTTCAAATTGGGGCGCTATCACCCACCTGGCCCTGTTCGATGCGGTGACCGGGGGGAACATGCTCTGGTACGGGCCGGCTACGCTGACCATCACGATAAACACGACGGACATCTACAGGGTTGATGCTGGCAGTCTGTCAGTGGGGCTCGCCTAATGACACAAGGATTTCTGTCGCCTACGGGCGGCTTGAAGGTCAAGAGAATCAGGACATGGAGGACGCGATTGCGCCTCCTACGAAACAAGTTCAGACGGCCGGTCATCCGGCTTAACCTCAAGAAGGAGAACTAAGATGAAAAGGTTTCTAAGGCGGGCACTGTACACGGCACAGGCTATCCCTGCGGGGCTGCGTGGCGAGCTTACCATCGCAAAGGCTGAGCTTCGCGCAGTTCTGATACATGCTGATGGCACGCGCAAGGACTACGGAGTCATCTGCCGCAAGAAGGTCACGCGGGTATTCGTGCTCGACATCATCGACGCGATGGTAGACGCTGCCGGCGTCGGCCAGCACGTCACGTTCAACGACTACAAGTACCACGACTCGGGCGTCGGCACGACCGGCGAGGCCAACACGGACACCGCTATCGAGACGACTGACCAGGAGAACCGTGTGGCTGGTACGCAGGTCGACAGCTCCAGCGCGTCGGTGGGTATCTACACGTCTGTAGGCACCATCGTCTACACGCACACCTTGGCTATCACCGAGCACGGCCTGTTCAACGCCTCGACCGGCGGGCAGCTCCTGGACCGCTCGGTCTTCGCGGCCGTGAACGTCGTGGACACGGACAGCATCCAGTTCACGTACACGCTGACCATCAACCCGGAGGCGTAATAGGGGGCCACCCGTGAATAGAGCATCCGAGATTCGCGCCGAGGTAGCCGCGAAGTACCCCGGCGCGGCGGTCATCGAGCGTGGGCTGACCCATATCCGTCATCAACTTCCGAACACACCGGAAGGTAGGAAGCGCTTTGCCTACGACGGTGTTATCGGCATCCTTCACTACAAGGATGACAAGGGGAAGTGGCAGGAGATAGATGACGTCCTGGTGGATGACGGGGAGGATGGGTTCGTCGTCAAGTCTGAGCACACCAAGCACCTGCTACGGATAGCGGCGGACGGCCGGCGGCGTCTATATCCTGACCGCTACGACCTGACGCGCTACGTGGAATACTCGGCCCTGCCCGATGTAGACGCACATGAGCGACACGGCAATCACCTGGGGTGGGACCGGCCACATCATGCCGCCAAGGTCACGAACATCTACCACGGCGTCAAGTTCGACTACACCCTCAAGAACGCTCAGGCTCCGACTAGCATCAGCTTTGGCATCAAGCTCGTTGGCCTGGCGCGCAAGGGGCGCGACCTGCTGGCTGACGGTACACCTGTCCTGGAGATGCCCCTGCCCACTGCTACGGACGCGGAGGGCACGGTTCGTGGCTGCTCCCTTACGTTCAAGGCAGGCAGGGCTACCGTCTCGCTGGACACCGAGGGCCTCGTCTTCCCCATCGTGGTTGACCCCACGACGGTGGACAAGCAGGTGGCCGCTACCGCCGATGACGGTGCGACGGTAACCACCGGTTCGGTTTTTATCTCTACTAGCACTGCCAACGCTTTGGGAAGCGTCAATACCGTACTCTATCGACAGTGGTATCGTTTCCTTGGCGTGACCTGCGCGGGCACAATCAACGTCTCCTACATCCAGCTTTATCCTGATGGTGCTAAGACAGGGACGCCTGCGTGGAAGATACGCGCCGTAGACGCGGATAACCACCCGGCGCCGACGGACTACAACGGGTTCGTGGCCGATGTCAACGGGGCGACCACGGCCGGCGTGGATTGGGACGGCGGCTTGGCTGAGGGCGCCTTCAGAAGCTCCCCCTCTCTAAACGCCATCTTTGCGGAGCTTGTGGCCTCCTACACCATCTCCAACGACGCCATCATAATCCTCGGACTGGATGACGTGGCAAGTGGCAGCAACTACCAGTCGATACGCATGTGGGACTACGCCGGCAATGCGCACGGAGCGAAGCTCCATATTGAATACACGGCCTCTGTTATGACTCCCAAGGCCGTCGCTGGTACGTGCGGGGCGCTGACGGGCACCGTCCTCCGGCCATGTACGCGCAGACGGACACTCTCCGGCACTATGGGAGCCCTGACCGGCATCGTCACGAAGAGTTATAAGCGCGCACGCTCTATGGCAGGCACGTGTGGTGCTCTTACCGGCGCTGTTGTCCAGCGCGCAAACAAGAGTCTGAAGGGTACGGCTGGGGCATTGACCGGCACCGTTCTCGGGCGTTTGGGCAAGAATCTGACCGGGACTATAGGCGCTTTGACCGGCAATGTGGTCAAGAAGACAAGCAAGGGATTGGTTGGGACAGTCGGCCTATTGGTGGGCGCGATCTACCTAAAGACTGTTGGTAAGGTCTTCCTATCCGGGTCGGTCGGTGAGCTTACGGGCACCTTGACCAAGCAGACTAACAAGGTGTTGAGTGGCGTTGCTGGTGTACTATCCGGTACTATGACCCGCGTTGTTCCCTATCGCAGGCTCCTAACCGGCGTCCTGGGTGCGCTCACGGGTACGCTAGTGAGGCAGACCAACAA